TGTCATTGCATCAGATACTGACTCCATTTATCTTGATTTGGAGGATGTGGTAAACAAGCACATGTTGCAGCTAGGCAGTGATGCTAAAATTGCTGCTCGCTTAGCTCGGTTCTGTAAAGAGCAATTAGAAGTCTATATTGCTGCTCAATTTGACAAGCTCGCCACTTTCATGAATGCTTATGAGCAACGCATGAGCATGACACGGGAGAACATTGCTAATAAAGGCATTTGGGTTGCCAAGAAGCGATATGTGCTCAATGTGCTTGACAGCAAGGGTAAGGTTTACGATAAGCCTAAGTTAAAGATTACTGGCATTGAAGCAGTACGATCCTCAACACCCCACGTCTGCAGAGACAAGATTGTGGAAGGCTTGAATATCATTATGAATGATAACGAAGAGAAGCTGCAAGAATTTATCACAGAGTTCCGACAGCAATTCATGACGCTGCCATTTGAAGATATTGCATTCCCTCGTGGTATTAATGACCTGAACAAGTATCGTGATGCCAAAAATATCTTTAGCAAAGGCACACCAATTCACGTAAAGGGCTCGCTTATATTCAACCATATGCTAAAACAGAATGGTATCGGCACAATTCCGCCCATACAAGATGGAGATAAGATAAGGTTTGCGTACCTAGTTGAACCAAATCCGATACGACAAACTGTCATAGCAGCACCTGACGAACTTCCCGCCCATTTCGGGCTTGACAAGTATATAGACAGGGATATGCAGTTCGAGAAAGCGTTCCTCGAGCCTCTACGGGGCATTACGGACGCGATTGGCTGGAATGCTGAGCATGTAGCATCCCTAGCAGACTGGTTTTCTTGATTCTATGTCAAGCCATTTCTTATGTTGCAGCGCAAAAAACGTAATAAAAAGAGTGCTTTGCCGCAATCCTTTGCTTGACAAGCGAGTCCCGATCTGCTAGAAAAGGGACAGTGTCGGGTTCCGACGTCAGAAAGAAAGGAATACATGTCTAAAACATTCGCGAGTGCCGGTGTCAGTAAACTGAACGGCAAGTTTTCGTTGCGGTGCACAAACCGCGAGGCTGAGGTCTATGCCGACATCCTGAACAAGGAAGGTCACACAGACATCAACATCCTCAAGCTCAAGAGCCCGATGGGCAAGGATGAGGCCCGCAAATACCTCTCGGGATTGAAAGCATTCCAGGACACTGCAATCCAGGCCTGCCTCAAGCCAGACGCTCCCGCAGCCGGCAAGAAGACGGAGGCCAAGAAAGACGCCAAGGCCAAGCCTGCTCCCAAGGCCCCCGCCAAGGCCAAACCCAAGGCGGGCAATGCCAAAGGCAAGGGGGCGAAGGACAAGCCCGCTGAGACTGCTGATGGGTCCGAGGTTCCCAACGCTGAGACCGAGCACAGCGATGCTGTCGACGCTGCGGCAGAGATGGGTATGTCCCAGCCGGCCTTCATGAAGCATACGCAAAGCGACGGCTAGTATTTCCTAGTCGGAACCAAGGGCTATCCGGCTACAACCGGATAGCCCTTTTTCGCACCTTTATTTTAGCGTGCGAAAGTGTCCAAATAAATATAGCGGACACACATTGAAATTTCAAAAGAAAGAAATATGGATTTAAAATCACGATTAATTAAGAATACAACTCTGGACCTTGTTGCTACATTAGACGAATCGACCATTTTTGCCGATGTCGAAAGCATCCCAACTAACGTGCCAATGATCAACGTAGCGTTGTCAGGCAAAGTAGATGGTGGTCTGTTACCCGGCCTAACAATGATAGCCGGACCCTCAAAGCACTTTAAGACTTGTTTTGCGCTGCTGATGGCATCAGCATTCTTGAAAAAATATCCAGATGGTGTTATACTGTTCTACGATAGTGAATTTGGCTCTGGTGGTGGCACGTATTTTGATACATTTGGTATCAATAAAGAGCAGGTAATCCACTGTCCTATCCTAGACGTCGAGCAACTGAAGTTTGATATAGTCAAGCAGTTGGAAGAGATCAATAGGGGAGACAAAGTTTTCATCCTAATTGATTCGATAGGCAATCTAGCTTCCAAGAAGGAAGTAGAAGACGCTAAGGAACAAAAGTCGGTTGCCGATATGTCGAGAGCGAAGGCGATTAAGTCGCTATTCCGCATCATAACTCCCAAGCTCACCATGAAACATTTGCCCTGCGTGGCGGTGAACCATACCTATAAAGAGATAGGCTTATATCCAAAAGACATCGTAGGCGGCGGCACTGGCAGCTATTATTCAGCTAACGATATTTGGATTATCGGACGTCAGAAAGACAAAGATGGCAAAGAACTCTCCGGTTACAACTTCATCATCAAAATCGAAAAGTCACGATCTGTACAGGAAGAATCGAAAATACCTGTGTCTGTTTCTTTTGATGGAGGTATTAATCGCTGGACTGGTCTACTTGATATTGCCCTTGAGTCTGGTCATGTGGTTAAGCCTAAAGTTGGTTGGTATGCTGTAGTCGACACGGAGACTGGCGAATTTAAGACTAATAATATGCGAGAAGCTGACATTGAATCAAATAATGATATCTGGAATGACCTCTTATCAAATACCAATTTCATTGAGTTCATTGAGCAGAAATATCGCATTGCAAATGAACCAATGTTACAGGACGAATGAATTTAGAACACGTAATATTTTCTAACCTAATAGATAATGAAGAATACTTCCGTAAGGTAATAGCTTTTATTAAACCAGACTACTTTGCAAGCCTGGTTGATAAAACTGTATTTGAACTCATAACTGAATATGCAGCAAAGTACAATAAATTTCCAACCAAAGAAGCTTTGCAAATTGACTTGTCTAACAAGACAGGATTGAATGAGTTAAATGTAAAGGAATGTTCTAAGATAATCGACAGCCTACAGCGTGATCCGGGAACGGACACGCAATGGCTGATAGATCAGACAGAGAAATTCTGTCAAGACAAAGCCATATATAATGGCATTATGGATTCGATTGATATCCTAAATGAGAAGGATGGAGCATTAAGCAAAGGATCCATCCCGCAGATACTCACAGATGCCCTTGCAGTCTCATTTGACACTGCTATTGGTACTGATTTCCTAGAGGATAGTAATAAACTCTTTGAACATCTGCATACGAAGGAAGTTCTAATCCCTTTTGATTTGGAGTATTTCAACAAGATCACTGGTGGAGGTCTCAGTCGAAAAACACTCAATGTAATCCTAGCGGGCACAAATGTTGGTAAGTCAATGTTCATGTGTCACATGGCATCAGCATGCCTGAGTATGGGGTACAATGTGCTTTATATTACAATGGAAATGTCAGAGGAGAAGATACAAAAACGTATTGCAGCTAATCTCTACGATGTTCCCTTAGATGATCTAAAGCTTATTGCTCGTTCACAATTTGAGGCTAAAGTAAAGAAATTTCGGGAACGCAGCAAGGGTGGCAAGCTTATTATCAAAGAATATCCAACCACTTGTGCGGGTGCTGCCCATTTTAGGCATCTATTTAATGAACTGAAGCTTAAGAAGAATTTCAAACCTGATATTGTTTTCATTGATTATCTTAACATTTGTATGAGTACTAGAATACGCCATGGGTCAAACGTAAACTCGTATACATATATTAAGAGCATAGCTGAAGAATTGAGAGGACTGGCAGTCGAATTTAATTTGCCCTTGGTTACAGCAACTCAAACAACCAGAACAGGACACAGCAACACTGATCTTAGTCTGGAGGACACGTCCGAGTCATTTGGTCTACCAGCAACGGCTGATTTTATGATCGGACTTTCTACATCAGAGGAGCTAGAACAATTGGGACAAATAATGGTAAAGCAACTTAAAGCTCGAGATCATGATAAAAAACTCATTAAGAGATTCGTAATTGGTGTTGATTATTCCAAGATGCGACTGTATGATGTAGAACAGCAAGCACAAAACATTCAAGATGGTCCAGTTATGGACCGTACTGATTTTGGCCAACAGGATTACGAACGGCAGAAGCCTAAGTTTGACAAAAAGAAGTTCGCGGGGTTCAAATAATGTACCTCAAGGACCTTATCTCGGCACTACAAGAATTATACGAATCGTATACCGAGGATTACAAGGACCTTGCAGGTGAACCTGAAATTACTATTGATAGATTTGAAAAGATAAATGCAAAGTCCCAAGTCGACAAGACATTCGAATTTAAAGGCGTAACTCCGAATATTTCAGTTAGACGATCTTATGATGGTGTGTTTTTAGTACTCACCTCATTACCTGAAATTAAAAAAGCTCGTAAGCGTTTACCCAAGAAAACCAAAAAGAGAGATTTATGAATTATAGAATGATTGAGCGACAGTGGGATAACCTTAAGGTTTTTTGCATATACGAAACTCGAACTGAACAAATCATTTATGCTAACACTACGAAGAATTCAGTTCGTAAACTAATGAGAAAACTAAACTTAGGCGGCGGCTTTGACGGTTGGTCTCCTACATTTTTTGCAATAAAGGAGACCAAATGAAATTTGTAATACTTATTCTGCTTTCACTATACATGCCAACAAAAAGCCAACTTCATGGTCCTATTGTTGCTTTGTCAAACCAGCCGTATGACACCGCAAAGGCATGTAATGCCGATCTGAAAAAATCATTGGCAAAGGTAACCGAAGCGGTTAATGCTAAATACCCAGGTAGTCAAATTGCTTCTGTAGAGAAATGCATGACACAGGAAAATGCATCTCTTTTAATCGCATCAATGCAGAAGAAGCCAGGCGAATCATTGTAAAGCCCCCGTAGCTCAGATGGTAGAGCAGCCGGATTCTAACCCGAAGCGGTCGGGAGTTCGAGCCTCCCCGGGAGCACCAGAGGAAAAAAGTATGTTGTAGATTTATTAGAGCACCACCAATCCTTATGTGAATCTGAACTATTGTTTAAACGAAATTTATTAAATAAGGAATACTATTATGAGATCACCCCAACTACGAGTTAAACTTAAATCTCTGGCAGCAGAGTCCCTAATCATTAAGCGGGAAATTCTGCGATACAGAGATGACCTAATCCGTCAACGACTGCATTTGCACCGTGTTCATGACGTCCGTGAAGAGGCGCGAGCAACTAACGTTGCATATGGATTCTTAAACGGCCTTGCTTACGGCGAGATCGAAGCAAGCTGCTACGCTGAGCCTAAGTGGGACCGTGTCCGTGCCATGGTTAAGAAGTATGGTGTTGAGGGCTCTGTTGAAGAGCGCCTCGCCGCTTTTGAAGAGTGGAAACAGACTTACATTGACAATAAGGGCATGTTCCGTGCTGTTGCTGAAGTACAGGAGGAGCCTGTTGTCTAAGTGGAAAGTTACGACTAGTTTGGATAGGATTGAATTCGTCAAATCTGATTTTGCATATGTAGATGATGATGGCAACCTGCGTTTCTATAATGCAGGTGAAAAGAATACGGTAGCTCAGTATGCTCCTAAATTTTGGGCGAATTTTAGACTAGATGTCAGCGAAAACGGATAAACTTGAATTAGACGTTGCTCGCTGGATTAATCGGACATCGGAGATAGTTGCAACGAGGCCAAACACCTCAGTCAGCTTCTCCGATGTTTGGCTCAGTAAAGAGGGTTACGATCCTGTATGGTTGGAGGTAAAGACTAATCATGAGGACAACTTAGTTAATCCCCGAGTGTTTTTTGATGGAACGTGGCAAACCACATATACCTCTCCATCAGCCAAGGTCACTGTAGAGCTACTGAACAACAATTGGTCAACCAAGCAGTTCATAAAGCAACTATCTGCATTCGCAGAAATCCCAGAAGATAAGCTTAAGATTGCGACAAGCAAAGCACAGTTCAAGGGGGACCCTTACCTAGTACCTGTGTCGGTGCTTAAGGAATATTTTGAGGTTGCTGCTGATAATCGGTACATCGCCAATGTGGTCGCATATGATATCGGAGCATTGGTAACCCAGGATTTGAATGCCCGTAATGTGCATTACCTGCAAGCTGGCGATGATTTCTACGTCGTGGGTAACGAAAATCCATTACACCTACGAGATGAAATACCTCCATTTTTGGGTGATGGTGACTTCAAAGTTCGGGTATCAACTCGTTCTAATTTCTCAGAAGTTCAGGCTGAATTAAAACTGTATTACCTACCCAAATCACAGTTCTCAGCTAAGCCCGATACTGATAAGAGAAACCCTTTCATATAAATAGTTCATCCTACAACGGTTAGGCTAAGGCAAACCCGCTGTGTAATTGGTAACCACCTAAGGGAAAAACCAAGATGAACGATAAAGAAAGTCTCCAATCCAGTCCTCAGCTGGCTCGTTATGAACAGCGGGCTCTTGCCCTATCTCCACAAGAATTATCTCCGAAGCAAATACATGCTCTATACCGTAAGTCACGGGAGAGCGGGATCACACTTGAGACCTTAGTTCAAGTGTATTCACGTGGTTATTTGCTTGCGGAATCAGACAAAGTACAAGCTGGCTTCAGCCGTGTGGATTCTTTTATCCATGGCGGTGAAGCCTTTCGTCTTGACAACGACCTTGCCGAAGGTATCCTTAAGAAAATTGCCAAAGGCACACTTAAGGTTGCCTCTGAAATGGGTAAAGATGTTATTAAGACGGCATTTCCTCATCCCTCAAAACATATATCTCGTTATAAGAAAGCTGCTCTGAAGGCGATGAAGGAAGAATTAACAGAACCACAATCTCCAAATCAAGCTGACTCATCATCACGGTTTGTTGGTACTGACAGCCTAGTGACTATATTGAAGAAGGATACCCCAGGCCAGAACCGTGCAGACCTAATCAAGAGAGTTGTACGAGACACAGTTAAGGGTAAAGAATGAAAGACTATCGTTCATTAGAATCAAAAATTAGAGCAGTAGTTGAAGGTCGTGAATCTCATGGTTGGACTCAAGTGAGCCCAAATGAATGGGTTCATCATACTGCTGGATTGTTTGCTTATCGTAATGGTGAAGATGAAATGAAATATTTCAATTTTGCCATGGAAGAAGTTTCATTTATCGAGAATGCTAACGATGAGAAGCGCATAGCTGAACCTATTGTTGGTCGCCCTAAGGGTCTCTCAAAACTAAACAAACAGATTCAAATCAAGCAGAAGATCATTGACGAAGGTAAGGATGATCCGAAGGAGAAGAAGAAAGAACCTCCTAAGGATAAAGACAAAAAGTTTGATGACAAGAATCCTCCAAAACAAGAACCAGGTGATAAACCTGCAGGTAAAAAGGATGATGGAGCAAAGCCGGCGGGCAAGAATGATTCTGTCACTAAACCAGCACCAAAGGATAACTCAGCTGAAATACGTAAGGTGTCAGATGGTGGCGATACAAAGGATCCAAAGAAGCTAAGCGGTGGCAAAACGGAAGTTGACATTAATCCGACAACGGATGATGACGCAGATGATAATACAGTTACTAAGCCAGCAAAGAACAAAGAGAAAGTCCTTGCTAAGGAAGATCTTGTAACTGAGCTATCAGCTCGTACATTAAAGAATTATGTTAACAATACTGGGGTTCATCGTGATCCTAAGTATCCAAACATTGCTTTGAAGAAGATTGCAGCAAAGAAAGAAAAGGCTCAGGCTCGTAAGCTAGCAAGAAATGAAGGATTCTCAGAAGAAGAATTGAAATACTTTGATCTCGTCATGGCTGAAGATTACGTAGATATGACAAAGAAGAATGTTGATGCTATAATTAATGCCAAGGGCAAGCCGCATAAAGTATACACAAATACAGATGAGACCCGCCATGGCATTAGCGTAGATGAATTAAAGCGTCATTTAGGTGTATCAGATTCAGATGGCGTCCACAAGAAGTTTATGCATAATCTCCATACCGCTGGAGTAAGAACTGGATGGTCACATTCATCAGGAAAGTGGATTTGTTACCACGGAAAAAAGATCTAAGCGAAAGGCTGGGAGAAGAGGCGAAAGTCTAAGATGAAAACATTTAAGCAACATCGCAATGATGCAGGTTATCCTCAGGCTAGTTCTATTGACGACAGTGATGCTAGAGGCGCCTTTGGAGAAAATACAAATCATCCCTATAAGATGACGTATCATAAAGTCCACAGCAATGGCAGGGATATTGACCATCATGAATTGCATCATATGACTCATTATCTTGAGGGGAACCCAACGACAAGAGAGGGAGCTCGAGGTATGGTATCACGAAGCCATAAGCATGAAGAATTGAAGAAAAAGGGATATAAGCCTCATTCCGTCGGGGAACATGATCTCGATAAGCATACGATGTATGGTAAACCTGTAAAGCATACTCACGAATCTTGAGTATATAAATAATAAGAAACTAAAAACTCGGGAGAGAAATTAATATGCCTCTATGGGGTCGTAACGATCAGGCTGTAACAGCCAACTCAACTACTACAAAAGAGACCTCAAATGGTGCTCCCATTGGTCTTTGGAAATATATTAAGGGTGGTAAGACAGGATTGTCTGCCAATGCTGCCCACACGGCTAACGCTAACTTTGGTAATACCTCACCTGGTTCTAGAGCGAATGTAGACGTTATCTTATTTAATAATGCTACTCCGTCAGCTCTGGTATCAGGTCAAGCCGTAGGTGTATTTGGTGTGTCCGCTACAGAAATGGCGAATAATACCCTGAATAGCTCAAAGGAAATTCCTGCCCATGCTGGTTGGAACCTACGTAAGGCTGGCACAGGGCCGATTATATCAATCACATATACTGGTACCGCAACTGGTTACTCAAATACTGATCAGATTATCGTATCTTCACCTGTTGCTGGTGGTAATGCAAAGATTACTTTCACGACAAACACAACCGGTGGTGCCTTAACGAACTTTACTGTTGTAACTCCTGGATTTGGTTTCCTAAATACCAATGCCTCTCCAAATGCTGTATATGCTAACTCAACTGGCGGCGCTACAGTGACAGGATCTGGCGCTACATTTAATCCAGTAGCGGGTGGAAGAGCAGGTCGTATTCATTATGAAACGATCGTTGCTATGGGTTCACTTGGTGCGCAAACTGCTGCATCAGGTACTCCAGCAACTGTTGCAGACTCAACAGGCGACAATACGTTCTTCCCTGGAACTTAATAGGGCTGAGCAATGCCGAGCCCAAAGCGAACTTCGCAGCTTAACATCACCACGACCCTACAAGCCAATGATAGGGTCGTGGTTCTCACTAATCCTGCGAACACTCAAATTTCAAACACCCAGACGATTACCGCAAATAGTCTTCTACTTAGTGTAGCCAAGCTAATCACTGGTCCTTATGCCAATGACTCAGCTGCCAATGCAGCAGGTATTCCACTAAATTCTTTCTATTATGATGCCACAGGAGTCGTAAGACTTAGACTTGTATAATGTACACTGAATATGATAATCTGACTGACTCAAATTTTTTGCTCTATTGTGCTAAGCACTATAATAATCCGCAATGTACCTCCAACGAAGAGTTCCTGGAGGATTTAAAGCATATCAAATACGTAAAGAAATTACTTACTCGTTATATTGACAAGGGTGATTTGAAGGAAAGGTTACTTCTCAACCACCTGATGATACTAAATAATCTGTTCGGGCCAAGACACCTGCCACGCATTCTGTATCTGAAGCTTAAGCCTCAGTTTCATTGTGTGAAACCCTTTCTTGTGCTACTCAATATTCTGCCTGAAAAGCTGTATAATATTGGGTCAGAACCAACAATAGACCTAGATATGATTTCAATGGATCAGAGGATCATAAATGAACTTCGTAAGATCAAATATGGTAACTGAAGACCAACCATTAGCAGTCAATAATATAGGGGCGGGGAATGTTGAAGGAACAGGCCAAGGACCTAACGGGGAACCCGGCAAATATCTCAAGAAGCGTAAACTCGTCATTGCCACGATAAAAAGAAATTACAAAGGCTTTAAGGAGTTTACCAATGCCAACCAGTCCATTAAATACTGAACTGATAGCGCTTGTTAATCGTATCGACGAAAGAACTGAGTTGATGCAGAAGACTGTCGACGATTTAAAAGAATCAGTCGACAAGCACTATGATGAAGTTTATGCAACGATGGATAAACATTATACGAAGAAAGCGGAATTTGAGCCTATTCGTAAAATAGTATTTGGCTTTGTCTGCTTCCTGCTGCTATCAATAGGCGGTATGTTTGTGTCCGTAGTGGTTAAGAGTAATACTCTTCCAGCTGAAGTATCCACTATTCATCAACCAGGTCCGGTTCATCCGATATTCCCACCAGCACAAAAACTTTCCAACGATTGATCGCATGAAGAATGTGATGTTAATACACGGCGCTTGGTCCAGCGGCAGTGGGTTCAATCATATTGAGCAGAATATCGATCGTGATGTTTATTACTTCAAATACGACTGCAACAAAGAAAAGCTTCCAGACATTGTGGACAGAGCCCGTAAAGAGCTCCGTGAAAATACAGTTATTGTAGGTCATTCTCTTGGCGGAATTATTGCACTTGCTTTGCATGATGAACTGAATTGTTCACGTATTGTGACATTGTCTGCTCCACTTGCAGGTATCACTATTCATCCTCTATGGGATTCATTTGTAGTAGCGCGAGCTCCAATTCTTAATATGATTGAACGAGAATCATATTTCATGAAGGATTTGCGGAAAAAGAAATACTCAAAGATAATACATTCTTTCATTACTACAAGGGGATTCAATCCTTTTATTATTGACAAATCTGATGGAATTGTTAGTATAAGAGCGCAGGATAGTTGGCTTCCGCCTACTGCATTCAAGACATACATTGATTGTAATCATTTTGAAATCCTTCAGGAGAAGGAGGTACAATATATTATTGATTGGTATACTAGGTGAATTGGCTAGATCAAAAATACATTAATCTCGTATCGTTTAGATTACGAAACTTCAAACGCAAAAGTGCCCACGGAAACTTATTTAATTTCAGTTGTCCGTTCTGTAATGACTCAGCTTCTAATAAATTGAAAGCTCGAGGTTACATATATGAAAAGAAGGGCATAGCGTTATTCCACTGTCATAATTGTGCTGCCCCTACAATGACAGTGCAGAATTTTATTAAAGCTCTAGACCCAGCTCTACACAAACAATTTGTATTAGAGAAGATGAAGGAAAATGCTACTCCTTCTCATGCATTTGCAGAGCAAATGAAGATGCCAGTGTTCCGCAAGGAAGGTATCTTAAAGGGACTTAAGAAGGTATCCCAACTCTCTCCAAACGATCCAGTGAAGAAGCTGGTAATGAAGAGATTGATACCAAGCAACATGCATCATAAACTCTTTAAGGTAGATGAGTTTATGAAGTTTACTAATAGCATTATCCCAGATAAGTTTAGCAAGGATACGAT